TGAGTAGCAAGACCTGATGTGCTCCAGTCATTCCCATTTCCAGATTCATCATCTCCCAAATCTCCACTATCTCTACCATCAACCCAAAATCCATTAGTGGAAAAAGTCAATCCTGACACATCTTTAGGTCGCCATATTCCATCATCTGATAATTCTCCAAAAGAACTTGGTGTTAATGCCTGATTATCTATAAGTACCATTTCAGCCAAATAGCCATTAAAATCCCCAGTTCCTAAAGAATGAGCAAGACAACCTATTGCAGCAGTTGTCGCATCTCCATATCCAGCAAAATCAGTATCAGCACTTGGTTGAGTTCCTGTCATTGCAACTCTTTCTCCATTTACAAAGAAACGTGAATAATCAGAAGAAATATCATTTGTGCAATCAGCTGTCCATACACAATGATACCAAGCTGAATTATCTCTGAACTTCATAGTTGTTGTCATAGTCTTTTCAGTAGTACCATTAGTTAATCTAAAGGTTAATTGTTGAGCAGTATTAAATCTTAAAAGCCATCTTGAACTTGCACCACCTGATATAACAACCATTTCATCATCAACTACCCCAAGTTTCATCCACCAGGAAAAAGTAAATTTCTGTTTACTGGCAGCAGTATCTTGTGTTCTTGACATATAAGCTGAATCACTTGGATTAAATCTAATTGATTGGTCTATAGAATAACCACTACTACCACTTTGAGAAGCTGCACCCATTAATAAATTATTTTGAAATAATGCCATTATGATGTACTCACATTTAAAGTTGCTATTGCATGTACAGCAGTTGATGAATAAACAATGTAATCAAGTCTGTCTGTTATTCCTGCTGTTGTGGTTAAAGTTGGTGCAGTACCTCCTGCAAATTTATAGTTTGCACCAAATGATAAAGTTCTACTTCCAGTTCCGTCTTGAATAAAAAAGAAACTTCCTGTTTGTCCTGGAACACAATTACTTGGATTACCTAATGCACGATTACCACCTAACTGTACTGCAAAATTTTGAGAATTATTAAAGTCAACATTAATAGTTGCACCATCTGTTAAACTTACTATGTCAGCTACTGCTGCACCATCCATTCTTATTCTTTTTCCAAGAGTTGCAGTTGTATTTGCACCCAATGCACTAACATAAACTGATTGAGCAGACACAGTACCTGTAATTGTACCACCTGCTTTAGGTAATTGATTACCTATACTTGTTGCTAATGCTGCTGAAGTTGCTGCAATTCTTGCAAGATTAAATGAAGTTAAAACTGATACTGCTGCAATGTTAGTATTTGAATTTCCTATGGAAGTTGCCATAGTTGATGAAACATTTGCAATACTTGTTGCAAGAGTTGATGAAACATTACCTACAACTGTATTAATTGAAGTAATTGCATCTAAATTAGTTTTAGTTAATACGGAAACTGCACCTATTACAGTATTACTATTGCCAATACTTGTCGCTAAAGCTGCTGAAGTAGTAGCTAATGCAGTGTTTGTGTTACCAATACTTGTTGCAAGTGCAGAAGAGACTGTTGCAAGTTCAGCACTTGTTGCATAATTTCCACCATCACCTATAATTGAGTTAATTGAAGTAATTGCTGCTACATTTGTAGCTATACTTGCCTTATTTACTGACGTTAATACTGAAACTGCACCTATTACTGTATTTGCAGACGTAATTGCTGCTACATTTGTTGCAATATCTACTTTATTTACTGAAGTTAAAGCTGAAACTGCAGCAATAACTGTATTTGCAGACGTTATAGAGTCTAAATTAGTTTTTGTTAGTGCTGAAACTGCAGCTATGTCTGAAGCAGAAGGGATTGCTGACCCTCCTATGTAGATAGCTGTAGCTGCGTACACGTTTGCTGCTGATACATTACCTGTAAAGACTGCTGAAGTACCACTTACTGGTACTGAAAAAGTTATTGCTCCTTGTGGAACAACTAAACCTGTTGAAACTGAAACTGTTCCAAAAGATTGATTAGGATTAACATTTAATGTACCACTAACTGTAATAGTTGTTGCTGATGCACCATTAACAGTTGCTGCAAGACCTGTTCCAGGTTTAATAGCTTGTACTGTACCACCTTCAGCAGAAGGAACATTTGTTAATTGTGAACCATCTCCTGCAAAACCTGATGCTGAAACTACTCCTGTAAATGTACCTGTTGCTGCGTCAATAACTGATGCTGCAATAGATGTAGCTGTAAAGTCTTTTATTTCACCTGAAGCTAAACTAACTGAACCACCTGTAATTGAAACTGAAGGTGATTTTAAAACTGCTGTACTTACTGTAGCTGCTCTTATATCTGCTGCACTTACAATTGAAGAATGAATAGTTTTTGCTACAGTTATTGTTGTAGCTGAAACTGCTGAAGCACCAAAGCTTTGAATATTCGAAATTGTACTTGTTAAGGCAATACCTGTATTACTTGCAACACCATCTGCATTTGATAATGTAATACCATTACCTTCAGAAAAAGTTCTTTTATAAACATTAGTTCCTGATACAACTACATAACCTTGACTACCTGCAATATCTGCAGTTGCATTTAAAGATGAAACAGTTGCAGTTAAGTTTACACCACCTATTGCAAAAGTACCATTAACATTTAATGTAGAGTTTGAAAGTTGTAAAGGTGAATTAGTATTATCACCTGACTGAATAGTCTGTAGGGATGAAGTTATTCCTTCATTATCTGAAGCATTAACTTGTAGAAGTCTTTTATATGTATTCGATATTTTTGTTCCAGTTAAATCAGGCATCTGTATTACTCACTATATTCCAAAAGTTTGTTGTTGCTTCCCAATTTGTAGTCTGACGTTCCCAACTGGTAAATGCTTCACTACGTGTAGGTCTTGGGTCTCTAATAGATGGGTCTTCTTTTAAATTAGGTGCTTTATTCTGTGGATGATTTTTTTCATCATAAGCACCATCAAAATCAGTAGGACAAACAATTAAACCATAGCTATTTTTCTGCATAACTCTATGTGGATAAACAAATCCACATGTATCACAAACTGCTAATGTTCTTTTTCCTGTTGCCATCTACCACCTATAATTGTTTTAAAGGTATGGGGTATCCTTGATTATCTAATATAAGTTCACCTTCGACTTGCCCTACCATTCTTTTTTTACCTGTCTCTGTTGAATATAATACAGGTTTTACTTCCTTACCTTTATACATTCTTTTTTTATTTTCAGAAACTAATCCTTTACTTTTTTTATATACCATTCCTAATATATATTTGTATATCTAGGAGTAACATATAATGATGCACGTTCTTTATCTTCAGTCATGGCAAATGAAAGTCTTTCTTCATATTCCTGTTTTAAAAACTTTGCCCTTGCCTCACTTATACCTGGTCTTTTAAGCGACATATAATAAGCTAGACCAACTGTTAATGCAGGTAAAAATCTTCTTGGCATCTCTGCAGTTTGTATTGCTGATTTATCTACATCCTGCATATAGTCAATCTTTTCAATTTTTAATTTATCATTATTATTATCTGATAATGCCCACATATATAACTCGACATTATTTGCTAATCTTTTAATTGCATACTGAGAAGGTCTACCAGTCTGTCCTTTGTTAGGAAGTTTCAACCATTCTTCATAAGATATACGAGTTAAATTTAAATCTGTATTGTCTCTATTAACTACAACTTGCATAACGTCACTTACATGACTACCTAAACTTACTGCAGTTGTACTTGCAGCAACACTAACAATAGTTGTATTAGTTGTCCATAAACAAATACCTCTATTCTGCCAGTCACTTAAAATTAAATTAATAGACCTTCTTGAACTTCTAGGTTCTTCACCAAGAGTTACTTCACCACCAATCATCTCAGTAGCTTCCTGAATGACATCACCTATCTCTAAATTAAAGTCATATGTGCCTGAAGGATTATAAGCCATTTATTTATATCCTTTACCAAATCCTCTTAATGCAGCTCCAGCTCCTTTAGGTGAACCTACTCTACCACCAGTAAATAATTTTTTTGGTTTAGGAATTGTTTTACCTTTTAATAATCTTATTGGTTTTTTTTCTTGCATAGCTTTAACCATACTCTTTGCCTTTGAAGGACTAATTTTTTTTCCTAACATATCAGTTAATTGTTCAGCTATGTCTTCATATTGGTCAGGTAATACATTATTGTTATAAAAAACTTTTTTATCAGCATTAACCACTCTACTATTATTGTAATCTTCTACAGGAGCAATTTCAACCTTACTTTTACCTTTTTCTCTAAACTTTGATTTAACTTTAAATTGTTTACCTGAATTTTGATTTAATGCAAAATAATCATCAACTTTAATATTTTTTAAAGATTTATCAGGTAGAGCATCTTTACCTGTCATTTTTGGCATTGATTTTAATAAGCTTCTAACACCTTTAGTTAATATTGTCATTTATTTACTCCTTTGTTTAATTTTTTCTTGCAGCACCATATCCACGATAGCTACGATTGTTTTTAGAAGTTGGTCTTTTATCAACTTCTTCATAACCTAAATCATCAAGTCTACCACCAACAGATTTTCTTATAACAATATCTTTAGCTTGTTTAGAAGGATAAAGATTATCTGCACTTCTAGCTATATTATCCATAACCATTTTTGCTCTAGTTTTAATTTTATCTAACCTTGATGTAGGTCTGTCACTTTCTTTACTTTTATCAACAATTGAAGGTCCAGATGTTTTTACTACTCCAGGTCTATTACCAGGAACTGGTTTTCTAAATTTTTCTTTTTCAATTTCTGAAATTTTAGATGAAGTTTTTATTGATTTATCTTTTACTGGAAAAGTAGTTTGTCTTACTCTTTTTTTTCTTTCTTCTTGTATTTTTGTTGGTCCTGAAGTTTTAAACTCTCCAATATTTTTTAATAAACTTTTTCTTTGTTGTCTTTTTTCTTCAATTTTATTAGACTTATTTTTTGTTTTTATTTCACCAATATTTCCTTTTACAGGTTCTTTAACTCTCGTTGCTCTTCCTGTTCTTGAAGCAGCAACACTTTTCTCTGTAATACTTGGTACAATAGGTTTGTTACCTTTTGATTTGTCTGAAGATTGTTTTAACCTGCGAGAAGTCATAGGCTCTGTTGCCTGAAATCCAGTTTTTGTTGTGGGAGTTTGTTGTTTACGTTTTTGTTCAATTCTACCACTTTCTTTAGACGACTCTCCTTTACCTTTTTTCATTATTGTAGATGTTTGGTTTTTTACCTTAACATTTTTATCAGACATTATTTTACTTTTAGTTTTTCTTCCTTTGGCTTTTTCTTTTAAATTTAGCATTTTATCTACTACTTTTTCCTTGTTTAAATTTTTTTATACGTTTACGACCAGGTTTCATTATCTGTTGTGGTATTGAACTTCTACTGATTGCCATTAATTACTCCCATCTACGACTGTATCATCTGCTCCTGCAGGACTTGCAGGTCTTGTCATATCGTCTCTTCTAAATCTTCTGGCTCTGTTTCTAACAACTGCAATTGCTGATTGATAGTTTTGTTCCATAGCTGGTATAACTTGAAAGTTTTTCATAAAGATATACGACTCAACTAAACAAGCATTAAACAATGCGTTATAACAAAACCCAGTAAAATAATTAGTAGGTGAAGCTGACGTTAAAGTTGTTGGTCTTGTTACGTGTACTATCTCACCATTACTTGTTGATGAAGGTGTAGGTGCTACCATTATGGTTGTATTATCTTTATGTGCATAATACTTTGGTTCACCTGTTGAGGCAGAAACATTCCAGTAATCTCTTAAATATTCATCAGTCTTTACTAGAATACTTGTTCTCTTACCATTAACAACAACATTAAAGTTTTTTAAAATTCTTGTTCCTGTTGGTAAAGTAACTATGTTGTTTCCTTGAGAAACTGCTACTGAAGTATAGGTTACTAAACCATAATCATCTAATTCATCTGTTAATCTTTCCTCTGCTCTATTAACAATATTAGGTAACTGATTTAAAAATTCAGTTGAATCATTTTCTGTTGTGTTAATTATATCTGTTGTTAATGTTGTATAATCTGCCACTTAACATCCCCAAAATTATCCGTAATAAATTGTTGCATAAACACTAGGTGTAACACTTACTGTAACATCATCTTCACATCTAATACCTTCATCTGCTAAATAAGTATCAAGTGTCCCATTTGCTGGTAATACAATTTTAATTCTTGAAGTAGTACCATTTTTAATTTCAAAAGCACCTACTACATTTTTAATATTAGCAACATTAAAACCTCTTATTCTTGTACCAAATGAACGAACAGTAGACGTTGCTGCTGCTGTAGTAATAGCTGAATATTCTATTGCTGTTAAATTAGTCATTCTTATTATTCTTTATATATAATATAAAGGGTCTCAAAAGAGACCCTTTATAAGTTATTGTTTAGCTTCCTGCTGAACCATAGAAACCTCTCCAATCAGAAACACCAAAAGAATATCTTTCTCTTGCTTTAAATCGAATGTTTCCTGTATCGAAATCAGGTTCCATTTTAGTTTGTAGAGGAACTCTAACAAACATTTTAGTACCATTAGGAACGTCAGTTTTAATGAAGTAATCGTTGGAATTTGTAAATCTTCTGTTTACAAAATATCCATCAGGAACTACTCCCATATTTCTGATTGCATTAATGTCGTTGTTTGCAGACCCTACTTTACCTGGAGAAGCTAAAAGCTTATCTGCAGTAAATTTCAAGTCAGATGGAATATGTAAAGACTTAGCTTGTGCACCCACTAGGATGTCTCTGTCATCTTTAGTTCCATCAATCGAAATTAATGCTGTTTCTAAAGCTGCTTCAGCTAAATCTGAAGCTGCTAACAAGTTACTTTGGTCACCTGCTGTAGTTGTTGGGTGGTTAGAAGCAAAAAATGCTTTACCATCACCAATAGCATAATCACCTGCTGCAAATCCATTATTGAATATAGCAGCACCTTTAACTTGCTTAGTGTTTGCCATAGCACGAGCTAATGCACGAGCACGAACTTTTGAAAAAGTATCGTACAAGTTGTCTTCCATTGCTTCCTCAGTAACTGCGAAAGCTAAAGCAACTGTTTCGTGATTATATCTAGCTGTGTATGATTCTTGTGCGTTATCAAAAGATACTGCAGCACCCTCAGACTTTGTTGGTGCAGTAGCAAATCCTGTGAAAAGCACTTCCTCTTCAAATGCTCTATCTGAATTTTCAATTTCAAATAAAGATTTGTGTTCGTCATTAACATCTCCATACTCAATACCAAAAACAGCATTAAGACCTGGAAGAAGTTGTTTTGCAATACTTGCTCTATTTATAGCCATATTATCCTTCCCTTTCTATTTATGCTGCTGATACTCTTGTAAGAGCATGTTGAACTATCTTTACTTCTAGCTTTGGAAAAGCTCCATCAGTAGCTGATAGACCATTTCCTGGCTCAGTAATAACTGCAATTGGTCTTACAGCTAAATGAGTAGTTGCTCTACTCGCAGCTTTAATTCCAAAACCTGAATTACTCGTTACA